TGGTTTCAAAACCAGCCACATCGGCAGGGGTTGAAATCACGACAAGAAATCGGGCTCAGCAATCAGCATCCCAGACGCCACCGCCATCGAGATTCGTCGACCGGCTCCGTGCGGGAATTTCACACAAGAGAAATCCCATAACTCGTGCCGTTAGGCACCACACGGCCGGCTACTACTACCCTAGACGGGCGGGGTCATCCACTCTTTATATACCGGCGGTTCCGGTTCGCCCTTGCGGACTGGCACCCGACGTTACGCGGGGCTCGTAGATCGACTTCCCATCCTGGGACGCAACATGCGTCATCACGCGACTTCGGGCCGTGCAAAGACCCGTACCTCCTCTGTGTTCCCGTATCGCCAGTCAGGAGCTGAACTGGGCGCGGGCCAAAACAACCCTCGATGGTTGCCAAACGCGGGGACGCCGCCCAAGCGGGGCGTACTTCCGAACTTCCCGGGACGTAACCCGGAACCTTGCCAGGTGCGGGCAAGCTCCATTCTTGGAGAAGCACATCAGCTGGCGGGCGGCGGAAGAGTGACAGACCCGAGGCCAAGCCTTGGACTGCTGCTTCCACCTCCACCAGGACGACTGATGTCCAGTTCCGACGAGGTTAGACCAGTAAGTGAGGGAGCTAGAGGAACGGGTGCAGGGGGTGGACCACGCAGACGCGTTAAGGAGGGAAAAGAACGAGTTCTGAACCTCCCGAGCACGCTTGCGCGCCCCCCTGCCACCCCGGACCTCTACCCTCTCCCAACCATCAGGGACGGTACCCCAGTCAAGCTTGTGAGGTGCAACAGGAAGGGCCGCTTCACTCCTAAGAGTGTCGTGGAACCACTGCTCCCTCCTCCAAAGCCCGGCCTTACAAAGGACGGGGATGGAAACTGGAATACCGAGCCCCCTCAGTACCGACCGCCCAGAGGCGCCGATACACTTCTTTCTTCTGAGGATGAAGAGGAACTCCGCCGCCTCCCTGGCAGCGCCAGAGAACCCGCGGAGAAAGGACCTCATCGAACTCGATAAGGAGTTCACATCCTCCACCCGTCCAACGAGACACTGGGAACGGAGCACCGGCACAGTCCTCACCCTGGAACCAAGCGCTCTAAAGAACGTTGAGTTCAGGGAAAAGAACCGACTGTGGACCATCGTCTTGCCCAAGGAGAGCCGAAGCCCGACTTGACGCACGAAAGACGACCAACGTTCCCAGCCCTCGGGAGTTGTACGGAAAACTATGTCGTCCCCGTTGATGCGAACCGGCACGGAGGCCGGGAAGCACCAACGGAAGGCGACATAGTTCTGTAGGCAGAGGAGAGGGAAACAGAGAAGGTTCCCCATCAACTGCCCACACACCTGCTCGAACGGGACGGAGCTGTCCTCGTAAAACACCCTGCTGCGGAGAGAACGCCGAGCGTTCTTCCACAACGAGGAGGGGATACGACAACAGGTCGACTCCATCACGTCGAGCAAGACTTCCGCAACCTCAATGGGGAGGTGGTCCGAAGCGGACTCGTAGTCTCCGCTCACGAACACCTCCCCCGGACGGGAGAAGAAACCCGAAAATGAACTAGGCTTGGCTTCGCCACGAAGAAGCCACGGAAACCTAGACAGGTGCGAGTAAATTGTCTTGTGTAAAGGGTGTAACACCCTTTGCTCGGCAGAAGCGATAGTGACACCGCGATCCTTACCACGCTCCGAGACGACGTGGAACGAGACATCAGTACTGATGTCCCAATCCCACCTCTCGCGGAGGCAACGCTCAAGGAACTCACGGCGGTCGGGCCTGGTGGAGCGAGCTCCACCTTCACTCCGCTTCTTCTCAAGGCACGCCGACACCGACGGGGTCGAGCGCCAGACAAACTCTTCGTAACTACGATCCCAGCCCCCGGGAAAGCACTCACGTGCCACCCGGCGGACATGGGACAAGTAACCCGAAGGAAGTTCGACTGGTTCAGGATTAGTACAGAGTCTCTCTCTGTGAGAACTAATCAAGCTCGCCCCCGGAGATGGGAGGCACTTCCGGAAGAGGAATAACGTGCCGGCCACGGACATTCTGACGGAAGCAGAACACCTAGCTAGAACGCCACTCCAGACGTGGTGTACCGGGTTTTCGAGGAGTCCCACCAAAAACTCCTTTGCCATCTTGGCGTCAAATGTGGCCTCTAGCAGGCAGTCAGGCACCGGAAGACGCGCGCAAGCTAACGTCTCCAACACACTGACTACCTCTAGAAACAAGTCACAGATTTGACCCGCATCAGTGAACGCAGGCGATTCACCACTGACGACCATCCCGCTGAAGACAGCGGTG